CCCCTTCTTTACTAATATCATTCTCAGTGATATCTAGTATTACAAAGTGGCCGCTGGGAGTTTGTTCTTGTATAAGTGCATCAAAGGTTTTAAGCCTAAGTACTTCTAATGCCCCCCAATCTAATATAAGTGGCATTGATAATGCTATAGCAGTAAGTACTCCTGTTAACCACTTATTCATTTTTTACCCCGAGTTCTGTTTAATAGTAATATTTGATCCACCACCGTTTACAATAATTTGATTAGATTTACCGTCTTGTATAAGTATAACGGTATATCCTTGAGAAATGTTTAAATCTATACGAACAGATTGACTAACCGATCTACGCAAACTTAACACTTCTCCCTGGATAATAGTTGTAATTTGCGTTTGTGGGTCTTGTCCTATTTGTGTGCCTTTTACTACAGTAGAAGTAACATCGCTTTTTAAACCATCATCTTGAAGTACATCTAGTTCGTCTAATACAGCTAACAGGTCTTCTAGAAAGTTAGTATCTAAGTAATTTATATCTAGCTCAGTAAACTCAAGGTCAGACTCATTATCTAAAAAATCTTCTGCAAGATAATCTATATCTAAATCATTAAAATCTAAATAACTTGCACTACTAGAAACAGCGTTCACCGTCTCCGTTTGTACGTCTTCTTCAGGAGGTGTCACAATCAACATGTTATCTATAAGCTCAAGTGTTATATCTAAAACAACTGGCTTACTAGGAGAAGTTTCAAATACACTTACAGTTGTAGCCTGGTAAGGTTTGTTTAGTACAACATCTCCCATTGCAGTAGATACAATTATTTCTCCAGAAGAAATACCATTAACATCAGGTAACAATATAATTAAAGATCTACCTAACTCATCTACAGTGCAAGTAAAGTCTGTGCCTCTAATTGCAATATTTGCAGTTGGTGTACGTATGCTTATATTTTCTTTACGAATTGTATTTATTTTGCCGGATACGTAACGGATAGTCCCGCTGGCAAATTGTAATGCCATCTTAGATTTAGATGGATCAGGATCATAGATGTATTTATCTACAATAAGTTTAGAATGCTCAGTTAAACGTACAACTGAGTCATCTAGAAAACGAAGTCCTATACGCCCATTGCTAGTGCGTACATCGTCTTGAGATTGTATCCCTAGTTTTAATTCTGCGTCATAAGGTTTTTCTCTTATAACTCTAGCAAAACCTGTTAACTCAGATACGTTCCCTATATTAACAACCTGTACTTGTTCCGCCGTCGTTTTGAATGACGCAAACAGTACCGTTGTTGCCAGAAGAAATAATTTTAAGCCAGTCATTATCTAATGTACTTTGTTGCTCAATGTTAAACGTTCTACTATTACCTGTTTGGTCTAGGTAAAAATAACCACCCGCATAACCATCTGCATCAAAAGTAAGAGTGTTGCTGTCACCATCAACATCAACATAATTTGTTGCTCCATCATAATCAATATCTATAGTAAAAGTGTTGCTATCCCCTTGTATAATCCAATCTAAATCCAAACCGCTAGCTAACGCATTAGTGCCCTGGTCAAAAGTAAACGTGTTACTTGACCCTGTTACATCAACATTCCAGTTAGAGCTGTCAATACCGTAGGTATTTGTAGGATCACCTTGAAAAGTAAAGGTGTTGCTATCGCCGTCAAATTCAAAAAACCCTGTTAGTGAATCTCCCCAGATGTCACCTAAGAATTTATTACTGTCTCCAATTTGATTAATGTCTAGCGTTAAGCTAGTACCATCTAAATCTAGAGGTGTAAGTGTGCCTGCAACCGAGTTCAGTCCTCCTATTATATTCCCTGATCCTAATTGCTCTAAGTCTATATTAGCTGTCGCTCCTGACTGATCTATATAAATCTCGTTATCCGCTGCAAACGTAACCAAAGGAAATAGTAGAAAAATGCTAAGTAGAAGGCTTCTTCTCTTGCTCGTTTTCATTTTCTAATCTCCAAAAACCAGCGTTTTCACCCTCCTTGATTACTTCTAATACCGCTGTTTCAATAGCTGCACGTAATGCTAAATTAATAGATTCGTTACGTACTCTACCGCTCTCAATCTCAACCAACTCAGTTCCTGTTGATATGAACCTAAAGACGTCTTGACTTACAGAAGCACTTAAAATAGTCTTAGTAACTAAGACGTCAATTAATACTTTACCTGTGGCTACTGAAACTACACGAAGGGAAACGGACACAGTGTCACGTCGAAATTCTTTTGAGCCGCCAATCCCTAAATGACGTGCTCCCGCGCCTCCAGACTCAATATTACTTTCATATCCTACCACACCCCCCTCTATTATTAAACCTGCGAACAAAAGGGCCGGTAATTTTTGCTTTTCTTCAAAGTCTTGGCGGGTACTACGAATGAGTTGACGTTCTTTAGTTACATGATCTAAACCAACTCGTTCTACTACATCAAAAAAACCATCAGCATTAGTTCCTGCATGTTTTAATGCACGAATAAGGTATACATACGGGGCTTGAGTAACTGCAGTAGAGAATGTAGCAAACGAACTATTACTTCTACGCTGTCCTGTATCATCTTTAAAAGCGTCGGCGTACACAGCAACTACAGGTTTTGATGTGTCTGTATTACGTTTTACGTGAGCTAGTTCGGTAAGGACAATTTGTTCAACTTGAGCTTCTTCAATGCGTTCAATTGGCCCTAGATTATTTTCAATAGGGTCAAGAATTAGCGCACAGCTAGAAAGTAAAGGAACCAATAGGAAGGGTAATTTCTGTAGTATTCCCATCAGCATCTGTAATTTTAAGTGTAATATAGTCTCCATCCACCGAATACTCAATTGTGTTACCCATTAATTCTAACACACCACTTGTGCTGGGGGTTTCACCAAACAGTTGTTCTACTAACTGCCTGGATAACTGAGCGTAGATTCTAGACTCTAAATTCCTAATAAATCTTGCGAGAGTAGTGTTTTCTTTTTCTCGTTCTAACTCTTCTCTATAAGCTTTAATCTCTTCTTTAATCGCTTTCTTACGATTAAATTCTTGATTTTCTATTGTAAGGTAATGACTAGAAGTACCTACGCCATTAAAAGAAGGGTTCTTAAACTTGTGCACCATCTCATCAGCAGTAACACTTTGAACAAAAATACCAAGAATTAAAATAATACCAATAGCCGCTACAATACGAGTAATTAAAATCTTTTCAGCTTCATCCTTTCTACGCTTTAACTCAGCATTACTAGGTCTTCCGCGTTTCTTTTTAATCTTTTCTTTGGTCATCTCTATCTGCTTTTGCTATTTTGTCTGTATCTATTAAGTTAGGTACTCCTAAAATTGTTTTAATCATGGTGTCTTGACGTATGATTTCATTATCAAGACTACGCACTCTGTCTATCAATGCTACAAGTATACCGTGCTGTGAGTCAAGTTTTGTGCCAAGACGCTGTTCCATCTGTTCTATTTGTTCAGCTACTTTATCATCTACAACGTCTAGTTTTGCTTCCATACCATCTACAATTTTTATTACTAACTTGTAAATAAACCACCCTAAGCCTCCGGCCGCTGCTATTGGAAAGCCCACTTCATTAATGAGCTTGATAGCTTCTTCCATTGTCTTAGGCGTTTATAGGCTTAGCACGTTTCTTGGCTTGCCTAAGGTTGTCGCCCATAAGCATACGACGTTTTACAAATGCACGTCTGTCCTGGGGAAGTTTGTCAATAGAACGCTGTTGTCTTTTAGACACGCCTTTCTTTTTTAGTTTCATTCCTGGTCGTTTCATATTTTTATTCTACCATATTAATTAAGAAGGTTTTGTTGGCCATGTCCAAGCTACAATTGAACCATCATCAGGGTGGCTGTTCGTATCATCTACATAGTTAGAATGACTACGTAAAGTATTAGGTATATTTCGTAAGGTCTGTCTGTATGTAGCCCATTCAGCTTTTTTAGAATCTGTAAGCGGACTGTCTGCCATTTGAGTCCAATCAGAAGCTTCTAATTTAAGATTCCTTTTTTCTACTACTGCGTCCCAAACTTTTCTATAATCTGCCATATTATTTATTTAAACCAAAAACTTGAATATACCCACCCTCAAAATTTCCAGCACTACTACCACTAACATCATCTGTTTTGCCAAAACACCAAATAGTAAAAGTTGTGTTTCCTGGTAAAGAAACTTGAGCATTTAAATTTTTAATGCCAATAGCAAAACTGCTACTGCCACTAAAGCGTTCTGAAGCTAAGTAATCACCCGCCGTAGTACTTGTGTAAGCACTCGTATTAGAAGTCTGTCTCATAGACATAACAAAAAGAGACTCTGAACTACTACTTATAGTCCCTTCATAATCTACGCCAGCCTGAATAATAAACTTTCTATTACCTGAATAATTAAAAGTAGTAAATTGATGCGTAAATAAAGGACTACTTAACACTTCATTTAGAACATGATCAGGATTTCCTGCTGTAGAAGCTATTGTACAAATATGAAAAGGTTTTTGAGCAAAAGACCCTCTATTTAACTCTGTTACATTACTAACACTACCTGACTGCCCTGCGATTCCGTCAATTCTACCAATAG